ACCGAGGACTGCCAGTGAGGACGCAAGTTCGTCAACGTCGTCGTCGAGTTTTTCGATAGCTTCATCAGTTGTTGCTGCTTGTCCGGTAAGCAGGTTCATCGACGCCATGAGAAACCCGAGAGACGTGCTTGTTTGGGCAGCAGTCGTAGATAGCTGATCGAGATCAACGTCGAGGTTCGAAACTGCCCTCTGACTACTGCCTGTTCGAATGTCCATAATGTCGCCCGTCATGCCACCGAAGACACGATCACGGGCACCACCGATGCGTTCTCTGGCACGACGGCCAACTGGTGCTACACGATCCTGAACTTTGTCCATTGCCCGACCGAGCCGAGACGTGCTTTCTGTCGTGCTATCTACCTGCCGTCCGAGTTGCTCGAACTCGTCATCGGTAACGTTGACAGTTTCGTTCAGTGGGCTAACGATCTCCTCAAATTCGTCGAGGACGCCCATATCGAACAACTGAGCACGTGTTTGTGGAGTACGTTCTTCGACGTTGAGTGATCTAAGATCGTCGAAGCTCTCACCTGCGCGTCCAAGCTGTTCGCTCAGTTCCTGTGCAGCACCAGCGCCACGTCGTGCTTCTGCTGGCGTGCCAGTTCCTTCCGGCGGAATTTCTATGACTTCATCGACAGGAATCTGTCCGGTGAAGTCTGTCCCCATGCCTCGCAATGTTCGTGCAGTGCGAGGTGTGTCGAATGTTCGCTTAAACCTGTCAGGTATGTCAGGGTCTGGTGCCGGAAGTGCAGGTGTATCATCTGGCGCAACTTCTTCCATTGCTTCAGCAAAGTCCGCTGCATCAAGTGCAGACGTTAGTGCTTCTCTGAAGCCACTACCGATGTCAGAGCGTTGTGAGAGCGCACGTGCAAGGTCACCTGCTTTTCGCTCACCCCCGAGTGTGCTTGCGAGACGACCAGCGTTGACAGTTTCAAACTGGTCGGACGGGCTAAGTCCTTCTGCAAGTTTACGACGGAATGCATCTCCACCGGTATCTATTGGTCTACCTTTGGAGTGTGGAATAATATTTTCCACACGACCGGTATTCTCGATCTCGTTCCGCATCTCGGCCCACGCTTCGTTGATTTCTCTGACGTTTGTATCAACATCAATGTCGAGATCGTCAACATCTTCGATCCCCTGAAGTGATGAGTTGAGGATCTGCACGGAACCAGCAGCAGCGCCAGCGTCAGTGACGATGTCCTCCATCTCGGCCTCGACTTCTTCAAGTTGGTCGTCGGCCTCAGAGGACGCGCCTGCAAGCGAAGCGACAGCTTCACTGGCACTGTCCATAGACTTCTCCATTGACTCAGAGCCTGCTGCTGCCTTCTGTGTGGCTTCAGCAGCGTCTTGGAGACTTCTCTCTACGGATTCTCCAACCTCGTCGAGGTTCGTCTCGCCAAGGATTTCTCCAACTACGGACCAGTCAGCCATGTATTAGGGTGGAAGTGGGGTTAAAAGTTGTTGCCGGACAATGCGCTCGGTCCGGTCTTATTCGTCGGTCGTGCCTGTGGATTTCCTTGCGTCGGTCCACCGGCACCACGTCGTTGCATCCGTTTTGCACGCTTTTGCTGCTTCTTCGCTTCTTCGCCACCGGATTCCCGGTAAATGTCAGCGTGCAGGAGTGTCTTTACCTGAATGTCACTGAGATCCTCAAGCCGAGCATCCCGGACAACTTCGATTCGTCCATCGCCGTCGCATCGCTCGCACGTCTTCGTCAGCACGCCGGTAACGCCGAGTTCTCGTCCAAGAATCTCGGCAGAGAGGTCGATGGACTCGGTGCCCTCTCCGTTACATCGCGGACACTCGAACTCCTCCTCTATCGTAAATTGATAGCCTGCGTGGTGAAGCGTTAGGAGTTCTTGTCCGAGTCCACCGCGTGAAAATCTTTGATGGACCCAGTTTCCTCGAAGGACATCTCGATGATCTCGGACCCGATTTCGAACAGCGTTTCGAAGTCGAGTTCAGCAACGATCTCCTCGAAGTTGTGACTCGTCAGTTCGTCGTGGTTCATCGAGGCAACACAGATGTTCTCGAACGCGAGGATGGTGTCCCCGTTGACGTTCGATAGCATGTTCTGCTCCTCTGCCATCTCCTGTGCTTCGTCTTCGTCTTCAGCCTCGGAGAGCGTCTCCAACATTGCATCCGGAAGACGATTGATCTCGTCAAGTAGCGTCTTCCGATTGACGACCGTCAATTCGACCGTCAGTTCTGCGCCTGTCTGGTGTTCGAGTGTGTATTCACGGACTTCGTTTTCGGATTCCGTTACACGCTTGTAGAAATCCATCGCGTCAGTTTCTGGCATTGTATATCACTTAGGTTACAGTGGGGTGGAAAAGAGTTGGGGTTGCTCCCCAAGAAAAACGCGGGAGCGACAAAGAATTGTGGGAACTATACTGCTACGTTATTCGGTGGATGCTCGGCTGGAACCGTCATCGAACCCACCGCTGGACACGTATGCGTCCTCTGCCTCGAAGTCCCACGAAGTCGAGGCAACGTCGTCAGCAGGAATGTCGCGTGACATACCCGTAACGACAACGTTTTCGAGCGTCCACGTGCGAGGCAAGTTGCCCCCACCACCACCGTCAGAAGGCTTCTCCTCCTTGACCGTCATGGTGACGCGCTTCGGCTCGCCTGCTTGCTTGTATCCATTCGTAACCTGATTATCGCCGTTCGCGTAGAACAGCTTGGCTCGAATCTTGTCCTGTGCGCCATCGTACTCGAAGGAGCCGGAGTAACGGAGGCCGGTTGTTGCGATCGCAGCCCGCATGCTTTGATCTGTCTGCACGTCTGTCGTGTTGACTTCGATGTCAAACGTGACGTTCGTGACAGCAATCTCGTCACCCGAACTGTTCGGGATCTTGATAACCGCGCTCTGTCCGGTAACCCGGCTCGTGTGTTCTGGTGCAGTCATATTATGTCACCTTATGTGTTGATCGTGATGCTGACATCGACACGCTTTACGATGCCGTACGGCGTGATGCCAAGGTCGATGCCAACAGTATCAGTGTCCACTTCGTAGACATCCACGAAGTAGTTGTCAGTGATGAGCCGGTCCTCGTTCAGACCCTTGAGTTCCGACTGAATCGTCGTCTGAACCGTCTCACGGGTTCGCTCGTCATTGATACGACCGATGATGGAGTCACCGACCGTCTTGGCGATAAGAATCGCCTGATCGACGATACGACGACGCCAGTAGTCACGGACCCAGTCTTCCTCTGTGGACGTGGACAGGTTGTCTGCGATCTCGATCGAACCACCCTGCGGTGGCTGACGGATCGGTAGCACCTGTGCGTCACGGAAGTCCTGTGCCTCGGACTTGCTGATCTTCTGGTCGAGATCGTCTACAGTGAGGTTGTCACCGTAGATCGACCCACCCGGTCCGAGGGATGCGCCTGCCATGTAGCCTGAGAGAGCACCAGTAACGGTGACCTTGGACTCGTCCTTGCGAGCAGGTGCGTGCAGGAACAGTGCATCGTTGTCGATGCTGTCCGAGTAGGCACCCGTGTCGTAGTAGGCACCACCATCGGACTGATTGCCGTTCGGCTGTGCAGCCTGCACACCCATAGCGAGTTTGTACTCGCCACGGAGCGTGTTCACGGAACCAGAGAGGTTGGTTGCTTCATCTTCCTGCTCGAATAGTTGGGCGATGATGCCCGTTTCCTCGTCGCCGAGAACTGTCTCGGCTTCGGCACGAGCAGACTCCACGTCGGGGTAGTCGTACTCCACGTCGAAGTCAGAGTCCGTAGACTCGACCTCTACCTCGCCCGTGATGGGGTTGATGTAGGCCGTACCGTCGCTCCCGTCGTTCGTGGGCGGACTGTCGTAGCGGAACTCAACGCCGAGTTCCGTTGAACCACTATCAGTAACAGTGATCGTACTTGCGTCTTCAATAATCGGTGCGTTATCGAGGGTGAAGGACGTGCTCGTCTTGTTTTCAGGACCTGCGTCCTGAACGTCTGCCATGACGCCGTAGAGGAAGTTGATGTTGGCACCGTTCGCCAGAGCGTCCTTCATCTGCTCTGCGAGTTCGCTACCATCACCGAACTTCCGGTCAGCGTCAAGTCGGGAAGCGATCTGCGTGGCCGTGTTGACCGACGCATCTCCGTTAGACTGATCGCCAACCCCGACGAGCACGAGCTTCTGCTCACGACCGATAGCTACGCCTGTGATAGCGCCACCAGCGGTCGTGACCTTCACGCCCGGAAAGTCGCCGTAAGTTGTTGTGCTTGCCATAGTTGTAATGTTGTATTAATGTCAATTGTCGAAGTCTGCTGCCGATTCTACGTTGGGAGTGGCGTCAAATTCGATGAGTGCGCCGTCTCCCTCGAAGTTTCCGTCGGAGGGCGTTACAACGTTGGCAACGTAGTCCTCCGCACCATACTCCACTGCGGTGTTGATTGTCTCGTGGAACCAGACCTCACCCGACTGTCGCCACCGACGAAGTGCTGGTGTCATCGACAGGTCGTTCCTGACCCCACCGTCGCCCATTGTGAAGCGTTCAACTTCATTGAGCGTTGTTGCGGGGTCATCGGGGTCAGGCAGTGGATTGCCACGCTGGTTCGTGTCGTACTGATAGAGTGCGTACCTGACTGCCTCGCCGATCTCGTGTGGATCGTACTGACCGCCTTCTGCGGTCCATACATCGATCTGGAAGGGCATTTCGAACTTGGACTCGTAGATGTACCCAATGTCGTTGCCCTGATCGTCTGTTGCGTGTCCGACGAGTTCTGTGTTGTGTGGGGACGAGCGAATCACGTCGTTGGTCGTCACCTCGACGATTGGTGGACGAAGGTTTGCCTGACCACCATCCGAATCGACCTCGTAGATCGAGTATGTCGTCGCATCTGGTAGGCGGTCGGACTCACGAATGGCAGTCACAACCGATTCCAGCGTGGTGTCAGGTCGAACCATATTAGAGATCCAGATTTACGTCATCCAGTTCGTCGGCAACTGCCTCCTCGATGGAGTGCAAGTTGTGATTCAGTGCATCCCGCATGAAGTGCTGGCCTTCAACACCCGGATGGACCACGAACTGAAAGTTTAGTTCGTCCATCATCTCGACCTGATCAGGCCCGAATGGAAGGCTGTCGTATCCCTTTCGAGGAATGACATATCCACCACCACTCGGGGCGTTGATCGTGGCCCTCGACGGGTCAGATGCCCGTGTGCTTGTACCAAACTCGTGGTACTTGACCAGATCACTGGTTGCATACAGGAAGTGCTGATTCCAGCGTGCGTTACTGTGTCGAATTGTCCGTGCATCTTCTGCGGGAACGTGTCGCTTTGCACCACGCTGTGCGTCCGGCACAACGTCTTCGCGCATTGCAGTACTGATCCCGGACGCAATGCGGTTTTTCGGGTCGAATCGACCCTGTGGTGAAACGAACTTTCCAGTTTCCGGGTCCTGTGGTGTTCGTTGCTGGCGTCTGGACTCGAACTTTTCCGCAAGTTCTTCCAGTTTATCAGCCAGTTCTTTAAAGTCTCGTCCCCAACTCATGATTACTCGTCGTAGTCAGACGGACTGAAGTCGTCTGGTGCGCCCGTATCATACGTGTCGTCGTACCGATCTGATTCGCTGCTAACACCAGAGTTGACTGCAACCGTAAAGTTGCCGTGTCCGCCAGACCCACTCTCGATCAGTCCTTCGACGATTCGCTGGTATTCGTCGAGGTACCGAGAGGAGTACTCTGTGACCGTGCCACCACCCGATTGCATGTCACCAATCGTTACATCCGACGGTTCCTCAGCAGCGTGCGTCAGCACGTGTGTTGCGAGGTTGATAACCGCCGAACGGTGCGAGTTGGTGATCTCGTCAGGCTCGAACGGAGTGCCGTTGTTCACGTCAAGCTCCAGCGATGCTTCTGCGTGGAACAGGGCCTTCCGCTTCTCCTCGGACGAGTAGTCGTCCGGTCCAGAGAGCGGAACGTCCTCCAGTTCGACGTACTTGGGTTGGTAGTCTGTTTCGACGGACATAAATTACGTGCGCGACGGTGGGAAGTCAGGTCCCACCCAGTCGCAGCGGAGTGTTAGTAGTAACTCGACAGCGAGGACAGCGTTAGCCCTCGATGATAACGCAGGCGTTCGGATCGATGGCGAGCCAGCCGATCCGGGTGTACACGCGGTACACGTCCGTCTGCGTCCGGTCTTCGCGGTACTCCTCGGAGGTCACAGGCTCCCGTTCGCCCTCGTATCCGTAGAAGTCCGTGTCCACCATGACAGCACCGGGGTTGTCGTTGCCGGTGA